TCTCTTTGAGTACCAGCAGTTGAAGGGAAATAAGATTCTCTCAGTGCTACCAGTTTCTCACGATACTTCTCTTCACTATCAAACTCAACATTTTCGGCAAGAGAAGCGAGTTTTTCCTTCTGTGAAAGAGCAAGTCCTTCACAGACCTCGGAGAAGATTACATCAGCAACCGACTCAGCTAATCTTTGTTTGAGAGCAATATTTCTTTCGATTTGCTCGTTGAGTTTATCTTCCATCTCATCAAGTTTTTCTACCATACTATTGAGTACATCATATTTCTCTTCAGGGATTGATACATAATGATCTTCAAAAAGACTTCTGATTCCTGTAAGGAATGATTCAGTCATTTCAGTCTTCAGACCTTGCTCAACTGCAAGTTGATTCTCGGTCATCCACTCTTCTGCAACATACTCAAGATAAGCATCGACTCTATCAGTCAGTTCTTCCTTGATAGTTGCAACTTCTTCTTGAAGAGCTTGCTCATACTGAGCAGTTAACTCTTCTTGAATTTCTGTTGATTTTGCCTTGATAGCAGCTTCGAAGATGGTACGTGCCTTTTCTTCGAACTCTTCGGAAAGCTCTTCACCTTGGAGCAGTGCGTTGATATCTTCTTCGATATCATACTCAGCAACTACTTCCTCTTCTTCAGCGACTACTTCCTCATCGGTGGTTTCTTCTTCAGAAACTACTTCTTCTTCGGTGGTTTCTTCTTCAGAAACTACTTCACCCTCAACTTCCTCTTCTTCCTTCATACCTTTTGGCATGGCTTCAGCAGGCTTAGCACCCTTGTTCACAATGTCTTTGACAGTTGCGAGTGTGGGTTCTTTGAGTTTAGCAGAATTGTCATCTGCTCTATAGTTTTCTGGGGTAGGACCGCCGAGATCTTCGTAAGTGCCTTGGCCTGGTGTTGAAACACCGGAAGCATTGCTTCCTGCCTTTGGCATCGATTCAGCTGCAGCAGCGCCTTTGGTTACTACGTTTTCCATTTCTTGTAAATTGCTACCAACGGACATTTGTTTTGTTAGATTTATTTTAATATAATCTATATTTATTTATAAATCAAAGATTTGAGAGGAAATCACTCCATAACTGGAGTTTATGCTCTTCAAGTTTTCTTTGATCGACAAGAGTGTTAATTCTCTTCTGTGTCTTTTCTGCGAGTTGTTCACGAAGGATTCCTCCTTCCCAAACCCACTCTTTTCCTTCCATGATTCCCTGAACAAAAGCATCGGGTGCGGAAGGATCGGCAACGATATCAGCAGCAGTTGCTAACATGAAATCTTCACCGACAACTTTATGACCTTCATTGGTCATCTTGAGTGAACCAACACCACGAGAAGAAACACCAAGCATTACACCTTCATCAAGAAGTGAAGATGCAATCTTACCCATGGGGGTATTCAGGATTTGTGCTTTACCCTTGAAGTTACTTCCCTCTCTAACAAGAGAAGTAATCTTGTGAGAAACCCTATCAAGGTTTACGGTTGGACCATCGGGATGCCCGAGTTCTCCAAGAGCACGTCCTTTTTGGACGAATGTTTCATTGTACCTTTGCACTTCACGAGAAAGAGTTTCCATGGGGTACATTCTTCCATTGCGATTTTTGATATCGCCCTGGAGGAAAACACCTTCAATGTATAATTTTTTATTAGCACCTTTACCTTCGGTGATAATCTGAACGTTTGAAATTTCTTCTGTGATAAGTTTCATTTGATTAACCGGTGAATCCTACTTGTGCTCCTTTTACCGTTGCGGCACTTGCAAATACACAATGAGTTGGATTTTTTTCCAAATACTCAACAGTATTTGCTGGCATGGTGAATGAACCAATACCAGTTCCACTTTGTGTTTCTACAACTTCAACGACAGCAACTGATCCTGTATTTACCAAACGAACCACAGTTGCCTGACTAAAACTAGTAGCAGTTCCTGTAGTTGTTGGCAGTGCTATTTCGGCACCTTTCAATAATGTTCTTGCCATTATTCTTGTTCCTCGGATGATTGATTATCACCAAACATCGATGCTCCTACTGTTGGACGAACGACATCAATTCTTTGTGCCGCTCTTGCATAAAGAGCATCCTTAATTTTGTCGCTAATTTCCGATGCAGAAGCATCAGAACCGATCAAGTTTACAATTTCTTCCATGAAGTTTTAATAATATCTATATTCTCTATTTATATTTCCCCACCTTTGGGTTCTTTAACTTGTGTAATCTCTCCTTGTGCATCAAGATTTGGTTCCATCGGAACATCGCCCATCATTCCCATCTCTCCACCGTCTTGAGGTAGTGGTTCACCAGTAATTGGATCTACAGAACTGGGATCTGGAATAATCCCATCCTTGATTTCCTGTTCAATCTGCTCATCCATCTCAATCATTTCAGCATCAGTTTGACGAAGAACCTTTCTACGAACCCATTCAGTTGAATAGTATTTGCCGATATAAGGTTCAATGGATGCAAGAACACCAAGACGCTCATTGAGCATTTCAGTTTCTTTGAGTTCTGCAAACTGATTATCATATAAGAAATCATATTGAATGTGATCTGCCAATGTTTCCCAATCTTCTGGAGTGACAATGTTCTTGAGAATCAATTGCGTTTTCAACATGTCATTAAACATTTGAGCAAATCTCTTTCTCAAACGTCCAACAAACTTGGCAAACTTAAGTTCATCTCTTAAGATTTCTGATGAACGTCCAAGATTGAAACCGCCGTCGGCAGCAATTCTTGATTCTGGAACACCAAGTGCTCTGTAAAGTTTCTTTTGGAAATACTCAATGTCGGCAAGTTCGCCAAGATTCTGTCCACCTGGAAGAGTGGAGATTTCAGTTCCTCTACCACCCTCTCTTCTTGGAAGCCAGAAGTCTTCCAACATGCTCATGAACTTTTTGTCATCACGAACTTCACCAGTATTGGCATCATAAACCAACTTGTTACGATAACGCATCATAACATCACGAAGATATTGTTCTGCTTTTACCTTGGGAAGATTGCCGACATCGATGTAAAAAATTCTACGCTCAGGTGCTCTTGACAGACGATAGATAACAAGAGAATCCTCAATCATTCTCAGTTGATTGAGTGCCTTGATTGCTTTATGAAGATATGAAAGAACCGTTCCTTTGTTTCTATCAACTAATCCTGAAGTGCAATATGTGATTGCATCCTTTGAAATCTTTGTTCCTTTTGTTCCGCCACCACCAGAATAAACGCCCGTTGGATAGTTGGGCTTTGGCGTGTATACAAAATACTCCTCAATTTCTGGAGCAATGCTGTTATTCTCATTATCACGTCCAGTGATTGATGGATTAATCAAAGCACTGTTTTTGTCCTTTTTCTTTTCCTGGCGGACAAACCGCATCTTCATCGGATCAATATACCTCAGTTCTTTGATTCCTTCCTGAGGTTTTTTGAGATCGATTACTTTATGATAATATAATCTACCATCAACATACCAGTTTCTAAAAATTTCGTGCGACTTTCTATCAAAGTCGAGAAGTTCTTTAATATATTTAAATTCTTGTCTGATTACTTTTTTTAACTTATCAGTCGCATTAAGATTTGACAACTCAATTTCGATTGGTGAATCGTAGAGATCACTTACGATTGCTTCGTTAACAACATCTTCAATGGCACCATCACATTCTGGATGAAGTGCCATTTCACGATATCTTTTAAGCAAATCAAATTCGGTTCTGTATACACCTTCGATGTCTACATATGAACCATAAAATCCACTGGCAATATAGTTATCAACCCCGTCCTCATTATTTTGAGGAACGGGGGAAACTATACTCTTGGATTTTTTTTCTGAATCCTCAATTGAAAAACCAAAAAGTTTTGCCATTATAATCTGAACTTGACTGTTATTTTACTATTTAGGCGATGTCCTCACCACCAGCGCTAGGAGAAGTTCCTCTAGATGCTTCCCACCACTGAACCTGAAGTTCTACAGTGAACTCTTCAATGGTGTCAGTTGTTTCATAACTCAAGTCAATTGTTGAGATATTAGTTGGGAATACATCATAGAAGTGATAAGATCTGAGAATTCCTCCGTCACGGGCAAGTTGATAAACATATGCATCTGCCTGATATGCTTCTGGATCTGTTAATCCAGTGCCATCATTCATCTTGTTGATGGTGTTCATCCACTTCTCAAATGCTGAGCGAATGGAGAAATCAACATCGTTGATGACGGTAATTGTCCAAGTCTCAAATGTTCTGTCTCCAGCGATCTTAAGAATACGACCTCTGAATGGAACATCGATTGGAGCAACTGTTGATGCTGGCAGTGCCGCTGCCTTGACAAGAAATCTTGCTTTTTGGAGAGTGTCATTATCGACACCAACGGCACCAGGGAATGCTAACTCAACTTCAAATAGATTGGGTCTTGCACCACCACCAGATAACTTACTTTTGAAATCGGTGATTTTTCTGAGTGGAATGTTGTTTTGTTGTTGACGAGTTGCCATAGTTCGTTAAACCTCTAATTAAACGTTACCGATAACTTCTTCAAAAGAAACGCCAGTTCTGGTGGCAACAAACGTAAGACCAATGAAGTTAATTGATCTTGCGGGTTTGATATAGATGTCAGCGACAAACTCATTGTTGTCGATAACAGCAGCAGTATTGTTTGTTTCGTCACAAACAACGACGTAATCAAAGATTCCACGCTTTGCCTGAACATCGCGGAGGAATGGTTCGACGATGTTTACAAAGTTGGTTCTTGTAATTTCATCGTTGAACTCAAAGAGTTGATCTTTAGCTGCTGCAGAAATCGCATCTTCAAGATAGATGAAGAGGCGACGAACGTTGATTCTATCAAATGCGGAAGACTTACCATATCCAGTCTTATCACCAAAGAGAATGATTCCAGCACCTGGTGAAAGGACAACTGGGTTGATTCTATTAGAATAGAGTCTGTCTCTTTGTGCCTTGCCTGGGTTATATGCAAGTTTTACGGCATTAAGAATTCCACCTCTTGCTGTTCCTGCTGGTGAGAACCATGGGAACTGATTGATGTCATTTCTGGCACAAAGTCCAGCCATGTCACCATTCAGAGGAACATATCTGAAGGTGTTTGCAAATCTATCAAACATGTACTTATATCCACTATCGAAGATTCCGTATGTGGATGAAGTAACAGGAGCGTAGAAACTCAATACATTGTCAGTAATGTCGGCATCAGAGTTAATATTGACTGCCGCCTGATCTGTAGTATCAGTAATCGCTGCACCTCTGTAAGGTGAGATGAATGCGAGTGCGTCTTGTCTTGCTTCGGCAACTGCAATCAACTTGTTTGCAAGTGCTTGAGCATCGGACTTAGCATAATTTGCCGAACCCATTATGAGGAAATCTACTTCATAGTTTTCCTTATTTTCAAACAGTGTATATCCAGATACAAGTCCGCTTAACCCTGCACTCAGTGCTCCAGATGCTGACAAATCGGTTGAACCGTCATAGTTTTCGCCACCAGAGAGGGTAAGGTTTTGATTTCCTGTGGCAGCAAATGTGATTCCTTGTGCATCCTGATCCCAACCTACATCGCTCTCAAGATCGAAGTTTGCACTATATCCAGTGGTAACAATTCCTGCAGGAGAAGAACCACCAAAGACATACTCGGAAGCATTCAGGAGATACTTTCTCCAGTAAGATGGTGAACCAAGTGAGAATTCTGCATCTTTTGCCTTGGAGAGAGAAAGATTCTTCTCAAGGATTGTTCCTGCATTTCCAGTGATTTTTCCATCACCATCAAGTACAACAACGTGAACCTCGTCAAATCTTGAATCTCTTGCTGCAGCATACTCTGAAGTTCCAGGGCGATCTGCAAGAGTGTTCCACTTAACAGTTGTTCCTGAGGCAAGAGTAATTTCTTGCTGATCGAACCAGTCTGCCTGAGCAGTTACTGATGTTGATGCATAAGCAACAGTTTGTCCAGCAGTGTGAATTGCTACGGAACCACTTCCAGAGAATGCATAAACACCTCCAGGTTGATAATCAACTTCGGTTACAGTTCCAGCGGCAGAAACGTGAGCAAGAACTTTAACGTATGCTTCTGTTCCAGTTACTTCGGTAACAATACCTTTTAAATGTCCATCAAGGACGGTGGTTGTTCCTGCTCCAGGAAGAGTTGCAGAGATTGCTTGAGTTACACCGCAACCAACGGCAACTGTTGCTCCTCCTTCTGGAGTTTGATCGAAAGTCAGAATCTGATCTGCCTTTGCATCGATAATTCCAACTCTTAAACCATTACCCCAAGAACCTGGGTTTCTAGCAGCAACGGTTACATTGGTGATTGTGTTCTCGTCATATCCAAGTTGCTCATAATGTTCGTCACTCTTGATTTTGACAGATGACGCAGAACCAGAGAAAGCATTTGCTAAATCGGTGTCGTCAGCTCTGACAACTCTGAGTGAACCACCATATGCAAGATATGATGATGCAACGAGCCAGTGCTCATAGTGCTTATCTGTCGAATATGGCTTACCAAATGTATCCAGTAAGTCCTTTTCGCTTTCAACTAAAGTAGGAAGTTCTACTGGACCTTGGGCAAATGGTGCCACAATAGCTCCAATACTAGCAGAAGTTGGATCAACTCTTCCTACTGTAAGGTCTACTTCCCTTACAACAATACCAGGAGATGCTAAGTTTAATGGCATCTTGTGTTTCCTCGCAGTCCAAATTTATCTAAAAATATTTATGGAAAAGCCTCTTTTCAGTGGGGAAACCGTGCGTGATATCTACCAATCAGGATATTCCCATGAAGTGCTTCTTTTCTTCTTTAATTTTATTCTAGAAACCGTGCATTCTTTACATTCATATGAATATGCTGATGGTAAAGTTTTTCTATCTTTTCTTGTCAAATAATAGTCGTCTATCAAATTTTTGACTTTACCACAAACACGACATTTTCTTTGAGTGAACAATAGATGCTCTAGTTCTATTTCATCATCAAAGGACATTACATGTATTCCCACATATAAGATCTATCACCATATTCATCAGTGTACCATCTATCACCATCATTATCGACAAAAGTTTGTTCATCATTTATTCCATCAAGAATAAATCCGAAAGGTGCCATGTCTTGTTCAATTTGGTTCTTTTGTTCCTCATAAATTCTCTTACGAACATCATTGTTCGTCATTTCTTTGAAATAGTCCTGAGCAACTAACCACGAAAAAATAACAAGACACATTGCCAAGTCATCATTACATCCTTCTTCTGCTTCAAAAGAGTTATGTCTCTGAGCAAATGTTGTTAACTCTGAAATAATTTCATAATCTAACGTAAGAAGTTTATATTCTTCTATAAGTGTCTTTAAGTTTGAACATCCTAACTTTTTGACTGCCGCTGTCATTCTTACACCAAGTTGGGACTTTTTGCCACTAAACCCAGAACCAACAATCTGTCCAGCACGTCCCCTCATGGCACACATGAGTACGTTATCGTATTCCAAATCAAAATGGAGAATATTTGCAACCTGATCTCCAATATCATTGATTTCTATTAGCAACCATGCTCCATTGTATGCTTTCGCAACATCATGTATTATGTTTGGAAACAACATCGGTTTGATTTCGTTGTTTCGATATTTTGCAACTGCTTTGTATGGGAAATCAGTTATGTCAAAAACAATAAAGGCAGAATAGTCATTGCCAAGTCCCCTGGCAACGTCAACCGTGATTAGATAATTATGTTCTTCAATAGGATTCTCATAAACATCCAATCCTGCATTTCTTCTAATAGGATCTTCATATATGAGGGTTTTTAATATCGTTGGGTTGATAAGTGTATTAACAGAACCTAAGAATTCACATTCAAACTCAACCTTGAATTGTTGTTCCGATGTGTTGGCAATAGTTGTAGATTTCCATGCCTCGTCTCTACCAGGAACTTCTGACCAATGAACATCTGTTGGAACATATTCATTTCTACCTTGCTCCGCATCGTGCCACATACGGTAGAAATGATTCATACCGTGTGGTGTGGATACAATAATTACTTTGGTGTTTTTACCAGAAGTAATAGTAGGATACACAGAGGCAAAGAACGAGTCAGCAACATGATTTGGGACGAACGCGAACTCGTCGAGAAAGAGGATGTTAAATGACATACCTCGGACAGCACTTGCAGACGTAGAAGCTGCCAATATCTTACTGCCATTTTCTAACTCCATCGAACCTTTGTTCCATGACAGGATACCCTGCTGCATCCATTTAGGCAAGTTTTCGTAAGCAGTTTGCAATCTTTGTAATAATTCTCTTGCAGTTGCCGCTTTGTTTGCCAGGATGCCAATGTTTACACTATCATTAAATACAGCATAATGTAAAAGATACGATACGACTGTAGTAGATTTACCAGTCTGTCGTGGCATCTTACAGATATTAAATCTGTTCTCGTGGAAGTTATTAATTAACTTCTCTTGGAAGTGATAAGGATGAAACTGTGTTAAACCTTCATCAAGAGAAACAATCTTAATGTAATTGTTTGCAAAGTAAACAGGATCTTCCTTACACTTGATAAACTCAAGAATCTGTTCTTGAGTAAATTCAATTGAGGTGTTTGCTTTTTTTAGATTAGGATTACCAAGATAAACTTCACTCATAACGAAACTCCTTTTTAATCTTCAACAAATGTCACAGAACAATCTGCTTTTTGTAAAACAGAGTCAGATGAAATTGCCATAGTCAATGTTCTCTGTGGTGGTAAAACGATTCTCAGTGCATCAAGATCGATTGTTTCTGGA